AACGATGAAAACGGAAATGAACAAATTATATTTCAAACAACATCATCTGCAGTAAACCAATTTGATATTACAAATGCTGCAACAGGTAATGCACCTAGCATATCTGCAACAGGTGGAGATTCTAATATAGATGTAGCTATTATTCCAAAAGGAACTGGTGAAACTAAAATTGGTACAGGAGCAGCAAACGCAACACTAACCTCAAGTGGTGCACATGATTTAATTTTAGATACAAATGGTGGTACAAACTCTGGTAATATTACAATTACAGATGCAGCCAACGGTAATATCACTGCAACACCTAATGGAACTGGTGAAGTAGTTGTTGGTGGTAATACAAATCCAGGTACTCTTGTTCTTAATTGTGAATCCAATTCTCATGGAATTAAACTACAGTCACCCGCACATAGCGCATCCCAAAGCTACACACTAAAATTTCCCACTGGAAATGTTACAGCAGGAACATTTTTAAAAGTAGCAAGTATTACAGGTTCAGGTACAACTGGCGTTGGTCAACTTTCATTTGCAGCAGCAGGAACGTCTTGGCAAGCAGTTAAGACTTCTGGTTTTACTGCAGTGGCTGGTGAAGGATATTTTATTAATACTACAAGTGGTGCAATAGAAATGGATTTACCTGCAGGTACTATTGGAGACGAAATTGCGTTTATTGATTATGCAGGAACATTTGATACAAATGCTCTAACAATAGATCAAAACGGAACAGAAAAAATTCATGGGTCTACCGATCCATTAACGGTTTCAACAGAAAGAGCAGCAAATACACTGGTGTATACAGATTCTACGCAAGGCTGGCTGCTAAAGAATAATTAATCATGGCTACTTATAAAGATCTTGTTGGGACGGCAGTCCGAAATAATGCAGGTAATCTTACTACTGCAGATACAGGTCAAGTTTGGTTTGATAGCACAAACTTAGATTTTAAATATTTATTTCCAAATGTATTATCTTCTTGGAGGACGGGTGGTAATCTAAACACTGGAAGAAGATTAGCGGCAGGAGCTGGAATACAAACAGCCAGTTTATGTTTTGGTGGAGATGAAAATCCAGGTAATCAGGCTGTTAATGAACTTTATAATGGAACTACATGGACAGAACTTGCAGATTTAAATTCAGCTAGAAATAGTTTAGCTGGACTAGGAACTTCAACAGCTGCTTTAGCTTTTGGAGGAGGTTCAGGAACAACTAATAATGAACAATGGAACGGATCATCTTGGACTGAGGTTGGAGATTTAAATTTAGGTAGATTTGGAATGGCAAGTGCTGGTTTAACACCTGCAGGTTTAGGTTTTGCTGGTTACACTCCTTCTATATCTCCAAATGGAAATGTTAGAAATAATGAATCATGGAATGGGTCTGCATGGACAGAACTTGCAGATCTAAGCACGGGTAGATCTTATCTTGCAGGTGCAGGGCAAACAAACACTGCAGCTTTAGCTACTGGTGGAGATCCTGCTTCTTCTGCTACAGCAGCTAATGAAAGTTGGAATGGGTCTTCTTGGACAGAATTAGCTGATTTAAATGAAGCAAGAAGACACTGTGCAGGAACTAATTTTGGAACTAATACGAGCACTTTAGTTTTTGCAGGAGAAAGTCCAGGCACAGCAAATTCAGCAAAAACAGAACAATGGAATGGTAGCACTTTTACTGAAGTAGGAGACTTAGCTACAGGTCGACAATTTATTTCTGGAACAGGAACTGCAAACCTTGGATTAGCTTCTGGAGGAACCGATTCTACAGCCTCAACAGAAGAATGGACACTAAACGCTCCTGTCGGAGCATGGGCAACTGGTGGATCTTTAAATACTGCTAGAATACAAATGGCGGGTTGTGGTGAATCTTCTACAGCAGCTTTAGCATTTGGAGGAGAGGTTCCAGGTTCTTTTAGTGCGTTAAATGAATCTTACAATGGTACAAGTTTTACAGAAGTTGGAGATTTAAATGCTGCTAAAGAAGGTTTAGCTGGTGCTGGATCGCAAACATCAGGTTTAGCAGTGGGTGGAAAAACAAGTATCCCTACGACTGTTGGTCAAACAGAATCATGGAATGGATCGGCTTGGACTGAAGTTGCAGATTTAAATACAGTAAGACATACTCTTGCTTGTACAGGTGAAACTAATACAGCGGCAATAGCTGTTGGTGGTGCACCTCCTGATTCAGTAGCAAATGCAGAAAAGTGGAATGGATCGTCTTGGACAGAAGTTGGAGATTTAAATTCAGGAAGACAAGGTCTAGGGGCTGCTGGAACTTATACAGCTGCTTTAGGTTTTGGTGGATTTAATGGAACTGCTGTATTAGCAAGTACAGAATCTTGGAATGATTCAAGTTGGACTGAAGTAAATGATTTAAATACAGCACGAAATGCACTAGGCGGAGCAGGAATCTATACATCAGCTTTAGCTTTTGCTGGAGATGTCCCACCTAACACTGGAAAAACAGAAGATTGGAATGGAGTAAGTTGGCAAGAAACATCTGATATGTCCACTGCCAGACATGGTGGTATAGCAACGGCTGGAGACGTAAATAGTACAGATGCATTAGCTGCTGGTGGCGGAACTGGTCCAAGTGGATATCTTTCAGCAACAGAAGAATGGAGTGGAAGTTCAAGTACGATTAAGGTATTAACAGATTAATAAAAGGAGAAAACTATGGCAAAAACATATCAATACTGTGTAGCAGAAAACTGGGGCAAAGGTTTTATCGATCACGATGAATCTTGGAGAATCACGTTTAAAGGCTTACCAGCTAATGTTTGGCAAGTTCCTGCATACAACAAACATGCTAATCTTTGGATTGCCAAAGTAGCGGGCGCAGTCAAAACAAGAGACGAAGCTCAAGCATTAGTTGATGCAGAGGTTCAGGCAGCACAAGCTGCATGGGATGCGTTACCTGCAGAAGAAAAGACAGATGACAATCCAAGACCTGCTGACATAACATTGGAGGAGTAAAATTTAGATGTCAACTTATAAAGAAATAAGAGGACTTAAAGTTCGGGATTATACCACTAACCCTGATAACCCGATAGAGGGACAGCTATGGTATAATGCAACGGACAACGTCGCTAAATATCAGGTACCACAAGTATTATCATCTTGGAGTTCTGTTGGTTCTTTAAACACTGCAAGAGGTGTTCCAGGAGGTCTTGGAGCAACATATAATGCTGCTCTATATATTGGTGGATCACAAACTGTTGCTAGTGTCGAACAGTACAATGGAACGTTATGGACAGAAGTCGCAGATTTAAATACTGGAAGGAAAGGAACTTGTGGAACTGGAACTACTACAGCAGGATTGGCATGTGGAGGAGATACAGGACCTTCTGGTAGTGGGGGCCCAGGAGTTGCAAATGTTGAGTCTTGGAATGGATCTGCATGGACAGAAACAACAGATCTTAATAATGCAAGACAAGGTCCAGGTGGATCAGGTATATCAACATCAAGTTTAATTTTTGGAGGATACGATGGTACAAGAACAGCAAACACTGAACATTGGAATGGATCCTCATGGACTGAAATGAATAATTTAGCTGCTGGAAGATCTAATCCAGGTGGTGTTGGAACAGCATACAATACAGCTTTATGTTTTGGTGGAGCGACTCCTTCAAATACAGCAAACACAGAATCTTTTGATGGAACAAGTTGGACAGAAGTTAATAATTTAAATACAGCGAGAGCCAATATGGCTTCTGCAGGCGATGCAACAGCAGCATTAGCTATTGGTGGATATTCAACAACAGTCGTAGCAATAGTTGAACAATGGGATGGAACTAGTTGGACAGAAACTGGAGATTTAAACACAGGAAGATATTATATAGTAGGCGCTGGAACTTCATCACGAGGATTAGGAATGGGTGGAGAAACATCTACTGCTGCTGTAACAAATACCGAAGAGTGGAACACAAGTGTCCCAATAGGTGCTTGGGCAACAAGCGCTGATATGAATAATACTAATTTTGGTATGGGTGGAGATGGAGCCGTAACTACAGCTATAGCTAGTGGTGGAGCAAATACTCCTACTGCTAAAACATCAAAATGTGAAACATTTAATGGAACTAGTTGGACTGAACAGTCTGCTATGAACACTCGTAAATATTATGGTAGTAATGCAGGTAACTCAACAGCAGGACTAGCATTTGGTGGAGAACCTGCTGATCCAAGTAGAGCTGACTCGGAAACATTTAACGGATCAAGTTGGACTGAAGCTGCAGATTTAAATACTGGAAGAGAATCAGTTACAGGATCAGGAACTCAAACTGCTGGAATAGCTGTGGGTGGAGCCCCTAATCTTGCAGTTACAGAACAATTTAATGGATCAGCTTGGACTGAAGTTGCAGACTTAAACACAGGTAGATCAAATTTTGCTACAACAGCAGCAACTAATACCGCAGCATTATCTTTTGGAGGTAATCAAGGTCCAAAAGGACAGACAGAATCTTGGAATGGTTCAGCTTGGACAGAAGTAAATGATATGAATACTGGAAGAGGTTCAATAGCAGCATCTGGATCATACACTTCAGCAATAGCTTCCGCAGGACCTAGTAGTCCTAAAGCTTTAACAGAAATTTGGAATGGAACTATTTGGAGAAAAGACTCAGATTTAAATACAGGTCGAGATGGAGGTAGAGGGGCAGGCACTGATAATACCGAAGGTATACACTTTGGTGGAAGAAATGAACCAACAATTTATGCAAGCACAGAAGAATTTTCTTCAGGAGCAGTAAGCACTAAAACAATAAGTACAGATTAATTATGACAACATACAAAGACATACGTGGAACACATATTAAAACAGTAACATCAGATCCACCTGCACCTGTTAATGGACAGATGTGGTATAACTCTACAACTCAAGTTATGAAAGGGCTTACATCTAATCCTGCAGGAGCCTGGGCCACTGGTGGTGCTTTAAACACTGCAAGAAATCACTTAGGATCTGCAGGAACAAAATCATTAGCTTTAGCTTTTGGTGGTGGAACTGATCCAAGTACTGAAACTGGAAAAACAGAACAATACAATGGATCAGCGTGGACTGAAGTTGCTGACTTAAATACGGCAAGGCGTACGAATGGAACAGGTGCTACCTACACAGCTGCTATTGCTATTGGAGGATATAATAGTTCTCCTGACATAACTTATAATCAAACAGAAACATGGAACGGATCTAGCTGGACTGAAGTTGCGGATTTAAATTCAGGTCTAGGAGATGCAATGTGTAATGGAACAACCACATCAGCTTTAGATGCTGGAGGAAACACTGTTTCAAGTCCACCTTCAAGAGTAGCCACATGTGAATCTTGGAATGGATCTTCATGGACTGAAGTTGGAGATTTAAACCAAGCAAGAGAGTCTGGTGGACAAGCTGGTAATGCAGGCAACACTGTTGGATTAGTATCAGGTGGAAGAGATCCATCTGCAGCAGTTGCACTTAATGAATCATGGAATGGAAGTGCATGGACTGAAGTGGGTGATATGAATACTGCTATAAGAAACAATAGAGGAGGGGGAGCATATAACTCTGCTATTAGTGCAGGAGGAAACACAGGAGGATACGCAGCTGATACTGAAACATGGAATGGGACTGCATGGACAGATGTAACAGGTCTATCAACAGCTAGGCAAAATGGTACAATGAGAGCAGCTAGTAGTGGAAGTGGAATATATATTGGTGGCGCTACCGCTACTCAACAATCAGGTACAGAAGAATGGACTGCACCTGTTGAAACAACAGTAACGTTTACAGCTTCTTAATACTTGCAATAATTTTATAACAAGTATATAAGAAAGTATAGAAGGATATAAAGATATGAAAAAAGATGTTAAAGAAGTAATACAAGGTGAAGAACCTCATTTAAATAATTTGTTATCACAAGAAGATCTGTCTTCATTTAAAGGTATGGTAGACGAGCTTCGTGACACATGGACCAAGAAACAAATGTTTCGAACAGAAACAGAAGCAAGGTTTTCTGTGTTACAAGATAATCGATACCCAACTAAAGCTTCAAAGTATTGGCAGTGTGTAAGAGAGCAATCTAGTTATCTAGATAATCTTATGGCTTTGTCTTTT